TTTGGGAATGAAGGTTTGTATTTACTTTTTATGCTTTCTCCCATACATAGTATATAAGATCAAAAAGTATTTATAGATGTTATCCAACCTCTTCAATCTCCGAGAGAGAAGTGCAAGAAAACAAAATGTTGATTCGGTCAAAGCAAATTTGCTACGACCATCATTAACAGCATACTTTGCGGTTGAAATTCCATTTCCGAATGGAGAGATAGCAAGTCAGTTAAAACAAGTTCTTAGTAGCGCAAAACAACCTCAACTCAATCTTCTTTGTACTGACGCATCACTGCCTGGGTCTCAATTGGCCACAATGGATATCAAAAATGATCGCACTGGTGTCAGTGAGAAACATGTTTATCGTAGAATGTTTGACGATAGAGTTGATTTTACTTTCTACGTTGATGCAGATAATTATCTTCCAATTAGATTTTTTGAAACTTGGATGAAAGGAATTATGAATGAGAATGAGGATGCTGTGGCAAAATCATATCAATATAAACCAATATATCCAGATGAATATATGGCCGACCAGGGTTTGAAAATTTTCAAATTTGAGAGAGACTATAAGCAACTTTTAACCTATGAATTTTTTAGGTCTTTCCCGATAGCGGTGGCCTCAATGCCCATATCATATAGTGGAAATGATTTGTTAAAGTGTACCGTCTCAATGTCTTATATTAGATACATTCAAAGCGGACCAACTAGTAATACACTGGGATCAAATACTTTTGCCAATGCAAAAAATACCCCAGAAGAACTAAAAGATTTGCAAAACAAAGCTCTTGCACAAAGTTTTGCTGATGATACTGGCAGATCACTTGAAGATGCTGCAATTCTCTCACAAGGAGGAACCATAGAGACAGTCATCGGATGACCCTCTAAATAATCACACTGAAATATATCTATAGGACATCATGCCTTTACCAAAGATTGCAACGCCAACATATGAGTTGGAATTACCTTCTACTGGTCAACCAGTTAAGTTCAGACCCTTTTTAGTTAAAGAGGAAAAAGTTCTTGTCCTCGCATTAGAAAGCGAAGATACAAAACAAATTACGAATGCAATCAAAACAGTCATTAAAGGTTGTATTCAAACCAAGGGTATTAAGGTGGAGACCCTTCCCACATTTGATATTGAATTCTTGTTTCTCAATATTAGAGGAAAATCTGTAGGAGAAACTATTGAGTTGAATATTATTTGCCCAGATGATGAGACAACAGAGGTTTCTGTTACGATTGATTTGGATGATATTCATGTTCAGACTAATGATGAGCACACAAAGCAGATAAAGATTGATGATAGTCTGATGATGGAAATGAAATATCCATCCCTTGATCAATTCATTAAAAATAATTTTGACTTTAAGGATCAAAATGCCATGGATCAATCATTTGAATTGATTGCATCTTGTATTAGTAAGATCTATAGTGAAGAGGAAGTCTGGGCAACTGAAGACTGTACTAAGAAAGAGTTGAATGAATTCCTTGAATCTATGAACTCATCTCAGTTCAAAGAAATTGAGACGTTTTTTGAAACGATGCCTAAACTTTCTCACAAAGTAAAGGTAAAAAATCCTAAAACAAAAGTTGAAAGTGAAGTTGTTCTTGAAGGGTTAGCAAGTTTTTTCGCATAGCCCTGGTACATATGAATACGCTTAGTTATTATAAACTTAACTTTGCTTTGATGCAGTACCATAAATATTCATTAACTGAGATTGAAAACATGATGCCTTGGGAACGAGACATCTACGTTGCATTGTTGGAACAGCATCTTGAAGAAGAAAAACTAAAGCATCAACAAGCGAATGGCATCTAGGGCGATTACCGATCCAATAGAAATACTCTTAGAGATGGGTGTAGACCTAGATAATCTCTCTAATGAGGAGGATTATCTTAGTGCCTTGATGGAAGCAGCTGCAACCATCGAGTTTCAAACAAAAGGAAGTGGTGATGAACGTAGTGCTGCCCTTAGAAAAGAAATTATAAAAGTAAGAAAGAAAAGAAAAGCAGCAGATCCTAAATTTAAAGTAAAAAAGACGCAGATATCAGCAGGAGCATTTAAAAAACAATCATCAGTTGCTAAGGTTAGTCGGAGTCAGAAAGCACTACCAGGATCAGCAGGAGGAGCACTTGCCAGAAGCAAACCTTCAAAGGGAGGAGCACTGGTTAAGCAAGGTGGTGAAGATGAAAGGGGATCAAGTATTCTAGAGAAAATTTTAGCGGGTGTTAATTCGATACTTAAGACTTTAAAAGAAGATAGAGAGTTTAAAAAGAAACTTGCAAACCAAGAGAGAAAGTCTGCAGAGAGAAAAAAAAGAGGTACTAAGGAAGATAAACTTGAAAGTGGAATTTTTAAAAACATACTAAAAGGTGCTAAAAAAATTCTCAAACCTGTGGAGGGTATATTAAGTCGTATTCTTAAGTTCATAGGAACAATCCTAATAGGAAAAGTTCTCAAGAAAATTGTTGCTTGGATGAGTGATCCTAAGAATGAAGGAAAACTTGAAGCAATTGGTAACTTTTTGGAAGTAACATGGCCTGCTATATTGGGAGCATTCCTAGTATTTTCAACAGGTTTTGGTGGTATTATAACTTCATTAATTGCACTGGTTGCAAGATTTATTCCAAAGATTGCAGCAACAATAGTTAAATTAGCAGCATCAAATCCTCTTGCCGCTGCTGCAATCGCTGGTGCTGGGTTATTTGTTGCTGGATATGCGATACCAAAACTGATGCCTGGTACAGTAGATAAACAAGAAGGAATAACTGAAGGAGAACCTGGTACTGCAGAAGAAAAAATTGCAAAACTCAAAGAGCAGAAAAAAAACCTAAGTCTTTTTCAAAGGGCGCAAGGAGTTGGTTTAGAGATTGATGAACAAATTAAGTTTTTAGAAACCGGCAAGACTGCAGCATATTCTGGTGGTGGGATTGTTCGCGGATTTGCTGGTGGTGGTCATGCCATGGCACATGGAACTGACACTGTTCCTGCTATGCTAACTCCAGGTGAGTTTGTTATGAGTCGTGGTGCAGTTCAAAAATATGGTTCGAGTACACTTGCATCAATGAATGCTGCTGGCGGTGGAACCAACAAACCCA